TCTTTGCAAGGTATCTAATGAGTCGTTCTGACGTTTCAGTATTTGATTGATTGTTTGGGTTTGAGACCCTTGCGCAGTAGCTGATGAGATCTTGTACATTGTTACAGAATACCTCTTCTTCTGTTGATATTGCTGGTTTCGAATAACTTATCAATTTCACTTCCATACATCTTCTTTCCATTTTTCTGTTTGTTCAAATTTCTGCTCCTGAATAGTCTTCTCTTTGAATACTTTTCTGGGATTAGCACACATAAAGCATTTCGGATTACCACAAGATATCACACTTCGTTTAAGTAACTTATGTGGTTCTTTATAAGGGATATGGAATGCTTTAGAGAGCTTTACCTGCTTCTTTATCTTGTTTTCTTTTTGCTGGATACGTTCTTGGTGTTTGCTTTTGTCATTTAACATTTCTTCCATTGTGTTATCCTTAATTTAGCTTCTAACCCACTAACGGTATTGCAATCAATAGTTAGCTTAACATCTTCCGGCTTCATTCCAGATAGGACCATCTCATTGATATCTTTTTGTTCAATGTGAGACGGCCATATACAAACATTATACCCTAAATCAACTGCCTTTTCAACTATCTTGCAGATATCTTTATTCTTAGGCTCATTATCAAGTACAATAACAAATCTAGAAGGCTCATCGAGTACTTGTTTCAATCCGTTAAAGTTACTTGATGAACCCATCGCTAATGAATTTGGCAAGAACAGAGAATCAATAGGACCTTCGGTGACATAGATCTTTTCCTTCTTGTCAACCATATCCAATCCAAATATGAAAGGCTTCTCTGCATCAACATGGATACTGATGTACCTTATCTTATTCTGTCCAAATGCACGTCCAGTAAACCCAATCAAAGACCCGTCCATATCAACAAAAGGAATCACCAACCTTGCTTCGTCTAGATCAGTACTCTCAAATTTATCAGGAACGATCGTATTGACCCATTTCTTAAATTTTAGAGAAAGGAATAGTCTGAAGTGGTGTTTGGTTGGAATCTTTCTTGAGTTGACATACCTCTTTGCAGGGTTGTCTGGGTCTAGTGATGAAACTTTTTGCAGTTTCTTGAACGCTTCTTCGCGGAGGTATTTAGGAAACCTGATGCGCGTAATATCGGGTTCCCGAGCGCTAACACCCACTTGAGTCGACAAATATTTTTCTGCAAGTCTTTCCTTTTGGTATTCATCATACAAAGACGGATCAACGTGCTTGATGAAGTTAGGAAGACTCATTGATGCATGACAATTATGACAATAGTAAGTCGTCTGGTTATTCTTTGTCAGAATAAATCCACGCGCTTTTCTTTTGTTTGTTTGCGAGTCACCGCATATGATGCATCGGAAATTAAAAGTCCCGTCACTCGTTTTCTTGAATAACGGGAGCCTTGATGAAATTAATCCGACGTATTTGTAATCAATTGGTTGCATAACGATCCTCTATGGTAAGAGGATTATATGCTATTATTGATTAGTAGTCAACCGCCAAAGATCTTTAATATCTTATCAGCGTGTCCAGCAAAGAATCCACCAGCAGCAATGATACCGGCAAAAGTCCATATTAATCTATCTCGTTGACTCTTAATGTAAGATATCTCTCTAGCAAGAGAGGAATGTTGGTCACAAGATGCTTGATACATCTCCTCCAACTTAGCAGTCAGACCGTCCCGAGTTTTATCGAGACAGTCATGCATTTCCTTGACATCTACTTTAAGGTCATCGAGTTTCTCACTAAGGTTTTCCACCTTAGTTTCAACAACACCGATTCGTTCTACTGTTGTAGCCATGTTACTTCTTCTTTTCGGGAACAGCAGTGCCATCTAGTTTCTTATGAACCTTGATTGTCTTGCATTGTTGGACGGGCTTGCCGTCCTTACCACTGACAACCTTACCGGCCTTGTCTAGTTTATCCTTGCATACTTCTTTCATTTCACCACCAGCGTGAGCCACGCCAAGTGAGCAAATACCAATGATAACTGAGATTAAGAACTTGGTCATTTTTATTCCTTCAAATACGTTTATTTAGTTTTGTTTAGATTTCAGGCTGAGGTGCTGGAGCTGGTGCAGGCTTGCCACCAAATCCAACAGAAACGTGTGGTGCTGGTATATCAAATCCACCATCGAATGTTGGCTCGTTACCAAATGCTGAGAACGATGTTGATCTAGAACCAGATGATCTTGAAGGAGTTGCAGGTGGTGTTGGTGGTTTATCCCATCCTTTATTTGCTGCTTCTAATGCCTTTGCTTGAGCTTCTGGTGTGCTTGCAAGCATGATACCAGACAATGTACCGGTCAAGAATGTTGCAATTGGAATAATCAATTCAAAGAACTTATTATCAACTGGACTGATTGCATCTATTGGTTGTGTTACAAAGATCAAACTGTACAGCACAACAAACACAATTCCAAATAGTGTAAGTGAAAGAATGATACCGATGAAGAACTTCAAACGGTCCATCAACTCTTGTGATGTGTATCGTGGTGTATCTAAAAATAATTCTCTAATCATTTACAATCTCCCTTTTTATCAAATTTCTGCTCAACTGGTGCTTGTGCAGCAAGTTTTTCTGGTGGCACAAGTAAATCTGGACACGTACGACTTGCTTCACATACTGGTTTTTGACACTGTGCACTATTCCAATTTGCTGGATCTTGGCATTCATATCTGAATCTATCACTACATCCAGCTAAACATAATAAAGCAATTAACGTTATTGTTGTTTTCATTGCTCTTCTTTCTTATTTTTTAGGAGCAAAGGCTTCAGATAATGTGAAACCCAACCCACCTATTACGATATACATCATACTTTGATATATTGTTAGATCCATTGTCATATTCCAAAATAAATTGGCAATGAATGCTAAACAACACATTACAAAAGCAAGAAACGTAATCGTTCTTTTACTACTTATTTCACCTGTTCCATCCCCAAGCATGCTTGTTAGGAATGACATCTTAATGTCCTAGTACGTGTAGGGCATGTTCATAATGTTTAATTCTATCTTCAAGTCCAATTGTACCACCATTGATACGCTTGGTTAATGTCACGATATCACCCTTATCAGCCCACTGATTTAAGTTGTTTGTTTCCCAGAACCAGCAAGCAGATTGTGCTGCACCTTCGAATGTTGCAAGGTATTCTGATGCTTCTTCAGGAGTAATTTCTAGTGAGTCAGCAAATGCAATATAGTTTGATTTACCAGTCAATTGGATCAATCCACGGCCGCAATACTTATATCCATCACCGGACGCCTCATCTCCGTTACCCATGCGGCTAGCATAGATTCTATTTGCAATTGCTTCTTGTTTGTTTGGCTTGGAGGCATATTGCTGTGCAAGCTCATCTGTAGGAAAATACTTACCGAACAACTTACGAAGTGAGGCTGCTTTATAGTTTAGATTCTCTTTGAGAACCATAAAGCCACCAGACTCGTGAGCACACTGAGCAATGAATGCTGCTACTCTCTTTGGTGTGTTAATATCATAATCTGGAAGAAGAACAGACAAAGCCTGATGCCAGTTATCAATGTACGGGTTCTTTGGAAGTAGTTCTTTCAGTTGTTGTTTTGTTAGTTCCATTTCAGTTCCTTATATTGTTATCGGTAAAAATAACCAAAATCCTTGAATCATGAGAAGGAAAGAGAATATACCTGCTCCTATGCTTATCCAATACATTCTCATACTCAATGTAATCATTGCTGCAGCCATAATTACAATAGCAATTTGAAAAAGTGCGTTGGAGAATGTATACCAAGGACTACGGAGTTCACAGAGTGCTCTATTTGCCTCTATTGCTCTTGCCTTCTCCATCAACTCTTTCTTACCTTCACCTGTTTTAGGATCACTCTCATATCTATCTATTTTTGATTTCAACACTTCTGCAGCTTTGAAATCCTTACGAGCAATCGCATCATCATACTTTATCTCTGTTAGGTTTTGTTTAATAGATTTAGCCTGATAGAACGACCATACATTACTTGCTTCGATTGTATCAGATAGAATTTGAGATGAGTTGTCTCCATCTAGTATTGAATTGAGAGCAAGCATTGCTGCAAACAATGTGATAATCCAACCAGCTCTCTCTTTGAATTTTGAAAGTACCATATCTATTTCCTTTAGTTACACCAAGACTGCTTTGCTTCTCCGTAATATTCACGGGCTAGTCCGTTAGCTATTAATCCTTGTCGTACACTTTGTCCATCAATAATAATATCACCTAAAACACGACCACCAAATTTATCCCAATCGTACAATGTAACTTGAAACCGTCTTCCATTTTGCACGAGCTGTTTCGTATATTGACTTGCCATCTCTCCTCTTTGGGCTTCACTTGGACATTGAGCTCTGTGCCCCTTTTCTGGGGTGTCAACTCCAAATATTCTGACCGCAAGTTGAGGTTTGAGTGGTGCTGGTAGAAAGGGGGCGGCGATCACTACTGTGTCGCCGTCACTCACTTTAAGAATTCGTGTGTCATATGTAACTCCAGCTGGTTGTTTCTGAGCGAATACAAGCAGTGGAAGTAAAAGCAGAGTTAGTAATATCTTTTTCAATTTTTATCCTTTGTTTATTATGGACCTATTGGTTTCTTTATCAACACACCTTCGGAAAAAATACCAACTTCATTTGTCTGACTGCTACTCTTAGCTTGAAACTGAATATCAACTTTCTCATTATACTTGAACGGAAACCGTCTCATTATGTTCATATTATTTACAAAAGTAGTTTCTGCAACTCTTAGTGTCGTGTTCGCTGTTGAACTTCTTACAACATTTCTAAAGATACAGTATTTATTTGATAGAGCTGTAGCACTGAATGCATCTATTCTATATAAGAAAAATTCATATCCCTTTGGTACTGTAAAAATAGAAGCTTGATTTTTACCAGTTCCAGATAGTATTTTTGCGTACGTGGTTCCTGAATTAGATATTGTAATATCCCCTACCTCGTTACCGGTTATTGATACAACGTTGTTGATTCTGAAAAAGGACTTGTCAATAGTAACAGGAGAAGTTCCGTTCACTATGAATGTCGTTTGTATCCTGTCAAAGTTGGAATCTAGCCCTTGAATCAGGTATGTTATATTAACATCGGATGTATTTGAACTTACCGCTGACATTACAAGATTAGAAGTTGGATAGGTGTACGCTACATTATTTTCCCATAGAGGGATAAAATCTGTTGCAACGTTCGAATTATATCCAAAAACGTTTACAACCTCAGCATCTTTTACTAATCCTCTTGAGACATTCAAATGTATATCATCAGTTGGAAAATAATTAGGCATTACTTAATATCCTTACTTCTTTAAATTATTCTTCACTGCTGCATCCCATCCGGCTTGAAACCAATCAATACCAAACGGATTGAATAACTTCTCACCGTGTGTACCAATTACCTTCTCTACCAACAAAAGAGTTGTAGTCTCGTTTGTCTTCAGTGCCTGATGGATGAACGAGCTCTGAGCATCAACATACTGGTTCCATGCCTGACTCAACTCAGGATGCTTGATGTACTTCTTAATAAATTGCTTCTTACCATTTTGGATTGTATCAACAAGTACTTCTGGTTTTGTCATTTGATGCTTTCAAATATTTTCTTCTGAGTGTTGTACCACTCGATCCATGTGTCGTTTTGAATTGAACACTCATGGTACTTGGTGTAGTTGTTAGTTACTGACTTTGCGATGTCTGATAACTTTGCTTCGTTTTCTAATTTTTCTAGTGGAGGGCATTTTTGCATTAGCCTTTCTGGTGCTTGTGGAAACTTAGCTGTAACAGGTACAGTAGTAGAACAACCCATCATAAACATAATTATAACAAGAAAGATAGCCCATATCAAATATTCTGTTGTTTTCTCATTCATTTTGGCTGCTCCGCTGCATTGTTCAATACATCAACTACTTCGTTTGGTATTTCACATCTATCGTTATACTTTATTATTTCCTTGTCAATATATTTAATAGTTTCTTCACCCTTAATTCTTACAATTTCTATTTTGTTAACTATTTTAGTAACAATCTTAACATTTTCTTCTGCAGATTTCAATTCTGCAGCTGCTACTTTTTGTTCCATCTCTGCTACACGTCTTCTCCACTCCTCATCATTCCACGCAGCACCTAACATAAAAGTACCAATAACAATAGCAAGAACTGATACAATTTGAATTGGAGTTCTGTACACATAGACAAAAGGAATGAACTTCATCAGGTAGGAGGCTATCAAACCTCCAACACCTGCTAGTAAAACGATATAAAAGAACCAGTCAGGAAGGAAGTTTAGCACCCACATTTGCTGCCTTTCTTCTCAACATACTCTTAGCCTTTGGTATCAATAAAGGATCAAATCCTTTCACATTACCACTGCCAACATTATTAGCTGGTACTTCACCTTCCTCAGCTAGTTGGTTGTATACCTTCATGAACTGAGTCTCAAAATAAACTTCGTTCAACAACAAATCACTTCTGTGCTCTTTGATTAGTAGGTACGAAGCGACAGAAGAACCAAGGATAGAGTTGCCACCAGGAACTTTTGCTAATAGTTTCTTGAGATTTGTTGTAAGGATATCAAAGTAGCCCCATGCAGCCTTCTCTTGGTCTGTCTTTAGAGTACTTTTCTTTTTAAGAACTTTGCCGTTCTTGTCAATAATACCTAGCTTGTAGGCATCCCATTTCTCAAACGGAACAACAATACGCTTGAGGAACTGATATGTCAAGAACATATCCATCATCGGATTCTTAGTCAACGATGGGACGTTCTTTATTTGTTCTGGAAATTTAGGCTGATTGTTTGGTTTGTTCATTTATTGCTCTTAATTTATTTACAATACCCTCATCCATTAATATGTGTGAGGTGATTATGTTTCTTCCCTCAACATTATATATGATATCAGGCAAATAATTAAGAAGCAACAAAAACGGCTTGAGATACTGGCCGTAGTTGTCCATCTTTAAGAATAATAATCTAGTCGTTGCCTCAACACCAAACACATTGTATATGATTGTCAGATGATTGAGAACCAATCGCTCATTCAGTTCGCCAGTTTCCTCGTATCTACTAAACAACTTCTTTAGATACTTGAACCGGCTGAGATCTTCATAGAACTCTATCGTATCAAAGAAGTGAGGATTATCATAATGTTTTGCAGCATATAGGAGAGCGTTAGCTTCATTCAAGTCATCAATGTTCATATTAGAAGGC